GTTTGATGTGAGACGACTGAGGACGCCCAGCACGCTGAAGATGCTTCTTGTCCTGGAAGGGTTCAACCCCCCGCTTCAAGAAGTACTTGAGCAGGGCACCATGTCCGTCCAACCGGTCGGTTGGAATGACGTGGCCGACTACAGCTGCCTTTACAAGGGGTACCTGTAGATCGGGGCACATTTTCTCTGCCACGAATGGCTCGGAAGACCACCTGCCCAACCCCCTCGATCCAGGCTCGACAATCGGAAACACCGGAAGAACATCCCGGATAACCGCGTCGAGCCAGTCAACTGTTGCAGTGTAACCCCTCGCGAAGAGGTTGTTACGGAAAGCAACAGTCGAAACGATCGAGTCAACGTGGTCCATGGCTTGCGGAAAATCATGCTTGAGCTTCACGATGGAGACATCGTGGCCAGCATAATAATCCCCTCCGCACGACTCTCTGAACCGGCCGGTCCAAAAAGACTTGCGCTCGTTCACCTTCATTCCGTAGGAGTGAAGGGTCGACACCACGGACAACGTGTATTCTACGGGGACAATGATGTCGTCTCCGTAGACTCGCACCCGACCAAAGAAGGACTTAACGTCTTCTTTGGTCAACTGGCGCTTGAGCTCTCGCTCAATCCCGACGAAGACCATGGTACAGAATACCATGGCCTCGAAGGGGAAGCAGAGAGCTGAACCCATGGACGCGAATTTGGCCAAACGGATTACTCCGTGGCCATCCACATCAGCCTTTCGTGACCTGCAAGCATCCACTGCCGCCGCGAGGTGGGGGTGGTTGCGAAGCAGTGCACGTACATGCTGATTCGAGACACGATCTGACGCTTCGCTAAGGTCTAGCGTAGCAAGGGTTCCAGTGATGGAACCCTTTCGGGCCAGGAGCCGGTTAGGCTCTTGGGAATCCGAGCAGATGAAGCTACGGGAGGTTGTAAAGCTCCTGTAGGCTTCCTGTATCACCTCAAAAAGACCCTGCTGTGCATACATCATGCACGTGGGTTCTTCAGCGATGATACGGGGTGACTTGAGCGTCTTGGGAACTGTGATCACCTTGACAGGGATCTCAGACCCGGGTTCGAGGAACTCGATTTCGGTGTCACCAAAGTGACTCCAGGACGAGAAGAGGAACTCCCCGTGAGGGAAGTACTCTTCCAGTCTTGAAGTCCACTGCGTCTGATTGTACTTCGAGTTACCTCGAAGACCGTCGGCAGTGGATCCCGAACCATGCTTTGGGATGATCTCTCCATTGTAGACCTTCTGGTCTACGCTGGTTAGGAGCTCACTCCAGAGCATGGCACCGATGCGTGTAAACTGTTCATAGGCAGAGCCTGTGAACTCACGATCGGATGATCGAAGATCCTGCTCACACTTGAGATACCCGGTGAACGCAGCCTCAACCCTTGCGGGCGAGCACTGTAATTCCATCTTCGCAAACATCAGAGTGATCTGACGTATAGCGGAGATGGCGTTCACATCGGGCGTGTCAAGCAAGCGACCAGTCTTGCGATCGAACACAAGATCAAGGAAACCTCCGAGCAATCGGGGGAGACCGCCTGTCCAGGAGAAACCCTGAAACAGGTCGTGATCGACGTACCCTTGGTCCAGACCTTTTTGGAGGTCTGCGCCAAAGGACGGCAGGGTAATCGTCAAAAACGATTGCCCCTCGTGTTCAAATCTCTCCGCGATCGTTTTACAATCGCGGATGGTGCTTACGCCACATCGCTCCCCCAATTCCAGGAGGAGCACCTGCAAGAACGCGGTCAGGCTTTTCATCACGGCCCCTTAATCGGAGTTCGTGAGTCCTCAGCTTGCCCGAGACTCTTGACTGACAAGCACTAGTGCTTGGCAGTAACCCTCTTGCCACGGCTAAGAATAGCGATGGCAAGGCCGGAAGGGATGATGATGAGTGGAACCCACAGACTCAGTCCGAGAAGGACCAGGTCTACGGGAATACTCGTCACGCCTCCCCGCCGAGAACCTTAGTCAGGTTCGCGCCCGAACTGGCCTTGAGCCAGTCCGTGAGGGCATCAAACAGTTCCTTCTTCTGTGCGACGGTGTACCCCTGCTTGGGGAACGCGCCGACGATGTAGACCTGGGCCTGAACGACGTTCGAAACGCCGGTCAGGAGCAGGTCAGGAACTGTCTTCGAGGTCGCGAGACGAATCGCGGTACGCGTCTGCTTTCCAGCAGAGTGCGAAACCGAGAAACGAATGTTGGCATCGGCCTCCGCAAAGGAGCCCGATTCCTGAGAGTTCTCAGGAACACGCGCGAGCGTGTGATCAACGGTTGCGATCTTGATGATCTGAGAGTCAGAGAGCATAGCAGCGTCCTCACCCTGGATACAGAGTATTCAGTTGTGATTGGAGGTGTCTCCCCAGCAGTTTACTGGGGAGGGTTGCCTACACTAGGGCTTAAGCCCTAGAGAGACGTCCGGGAGCCGAAGATAAACCAAGGCTTCCGAGGATGGCCCACTGGCGGGGTGTGAACCCCTCCAGCTTGAGACCGAAACCATACGGCGTCGCTCTGAAGCGCTCCTTACGTTCACAAACGTAAGTGTTTGCAACAGAGATCGGAGAGAACTGGCCTTGAAACCAGCCCTCTGCGGTTACGGTCCTGATGGTGGTTGTTTTCACCATGAGGTATCCGTACTTGATGACGAGCCCGTCTTCCTGGAGTTCAGTGGCGTTGGATATAACACTTCCAACGTCGCTGACCCAATCGACGAGCCACGACCATGGTGCCAGATTCCAGATAGTCTCCGCTGTGAGGCGGGTACCTAGGAGCTCGTTAGCGAGCGCCTCGTACCTCTTGAACTTACCGACCAGTGTAACACCTGGATCGGTGTAGCTCGAGAAGGCACCTGCAAACCAGACGTCACGAGAAGTGACGTCGGTTACAGTCTGGTTCCTGAAACCGTTGCTTGAGTTGACGTACGACTGGTAGGGACCGAAGAATGCCGATTCTGCTGGCACTCGACGAACCTGCTCAGTCACGTTACGCTCAGGCGGGAGAGAACGCCTACGTCGGGTATACCTACCCGAGTCGTGCTCCATTTGCGCAACGATCCGCGAAGATTTCTTCACGGCGTTACAGATGGAGAAGATGTCCTTGAGGAGCGGTTTGATCCCAAACTCGACGTTCAAGTACTCGCTTCCAAAAGATCGGAAGTTAGAGTGCTTTGCGAAGAGCGCGGAACCCACCATGGACGGCAAGCCGTCATGGAGAAGCTCACCCAAGGCTGTCACGAGAGAGGCGTTTGGCTGTGACGGGCGTGACGCAGCTATAAGCTGCGAACCCCAAACCTTCACATCGTTGTCAGATGGCAACGATACAGTCGGCATTAGCTGCGACTGCTCACTATAACCTAGTGAGAGAAGGAGAGGACCCGACACACGACGGTCTGGAGATTCACCAAAGTACCCGGAAATCAGCTGAGAACCATTAGGATGGTTTGTGCTGAGGAACCGGGACCTCTGGGTCCAGAACGTATGCCCAGTGTCTGTGTCACCGTAATAGGAGCCCGAAGGTCGGTAGATCTTCGAGTCTTCTACAAGGGTGTCATTTTCATTGGGACCAAGTTTCCCACTCCGGAAGGAGTAGGTCTCCTGAACGTCCGGCATCTGCAAGTCGAATCTCTCGGTAATATGACTACTACCGATTGGTGATTCGACAGAAAACGATGCCGCCCTAGGGCGGTCTCGCTTCTGTAACAGATATCCGGACATGGTCGTCTCCGTGTGGTTGACCTGCGTTAGCAGGAGTTGGGCTGCCGCTACACTGTTGCAGCGGCCCTAGATAGTGACGGGGTGTGAATCCCGTTGGCGCAAGCACCAGGGGGGTCCCTTACG